TTTAGGTGAAGTTACTGGTACAGGCGGAGAGGTTTTCACAAACCTAGATATACGTGAGATAACCGACGAGGAAATACAGGTATTCGATAGATTAAAAAACGGACTGGACTTTGGTTATGCTGGTGACCCACTGGCATATGTAAAGATGCATTTTGATAAGACGCGTAGACGTCTTTTTATTTTTGGTGAGGTTTACGGCACACGTCTTTCAAATGAGAAAGCAGTAAGGATGATCAAGAAGCTCAATCCATTGAATAAACTAGTGACATGTGATAGTGCAGAACCTCGTACAATCAATGAATTCAAATTATTAGGACTAAGAGTGAAGGGTGCTAAGAAAGGACCTGACAGTGTGGAAAATGGAATCAAATGGCTTCAGGACCTTGAACAGATAATCATTGATCCTATCAGATGTCCTAATACCGCAAGAGAGTTCAATAATTATGAAATTGAAAAAGATAAGGAAGGAAATCTAAAAGGTGAATTTCCGGATAAGAACAACCATTCAATAGATGCTGCACGATATGGATGTGAGACAGACATAATTGCATCAAAAGCACGTGCAGGAAAGAACAGAAGCAAATATGTCTGATATAGGAGGAACATTAGATGTATATATTTACTATCGATGCAGAAAGATATGATGAGTCATCACTTAATATCGTACAGATAGAAAGTCTGATTAATAAGCATAGGAATATCATAGGAAAAATCAAAAAAAATAAAAGATACTATGAAGGAGAGCATGACATAAAAAGAAGGCAGAAAAAATATAAGGGTTCTGCGAATAACAAAGTAATATGCAATCATGCTAAGGACATTTCCGATACTGCTACTGGATACTTCATGAATTCTCCAATATCCTATAACACTTATGATGGTGATGATGAAACATTGCTGGATAAACTAACAGATGCTTTTGATAATGCAGATGTTGATGATGCTGATTCGGATAATGCACATGATATGAGTGTCTGTGGTGTTGCGTATGAATATGTTTATATCAAACAGGATACTACGGATATTGCTGTCAGGAACATTGAAGCAGATCATACATTTCTTGTTTATGATGACACAATTGAACAGAATCTTCTTTTTGGTGTTTATTATTACAGATTTAAAGATGCAATCACTGATCAGTATTGCTATCGCGCAACAGTGGTAACAAAAAATTATAGATATACGATGATTATAGATTGTTCTAGTCATAAGCATAGGATGATTGAAGAAATGGTTCCTCATTATTTCGGTGATGTTCCAATTATCGAATACAGAAACAATAAGCTATGCATAGGTGATTTTGAACAGCAGATTTCTTTGATAGATGCCTATAACAAATTAATGAGTGATCGTGTTAATGATAAAGAACAGTTCGTTGAGGCTCTGCTAGTTGTCTACGGTTCTCTGATGGGTGACGATAATGAAGAAGTCAGCGAAACAATGAAGATTCTAAAAGAGAATGGTTTATTAGAACTTCCGAGCGAGGCAAGAGCTGAATATATTTCTAGAACGTTCGATGAAAGCGGAATGGAAGTATTAAGAAAAGCTATTAAAGAAGATATCTATACTTTTTCTCATGTGCCAAATCTTACAGATGAAAACTTTGTAGGAAATAGTTCAGGAGTAGCAATGGAATATAAGCTTCTCGGACTTCAAATGATTACTGGAGAAAAAGAAAAGTATTACAAGAAAGGTTTGCGAAGAAGGATAGATCTGTTCTGCAACTATCTTGGTCTTAAAGCAATTAACATCAATAAGAACAATATCAAGATAACTTTCACTAGAAAACTTCCTAAAAATTTAAATGAACTTGCACAGATGATTGCGAATTTAAGTGGAAAGGTATCAAATGAAACTCTTATCGAACAGCTTCCGTTTGTTGAGGATGCTTCTAATGAAACAGAAAAGGTAAAGAAAGAAAATGAAGAAAATATCAAAACACAGCAAGCATTATTCAAATCTCAAAATGAGGTTCCATTCTATGATGAAAAAGATGCTCCTTCCGATAGTGAAGATGATGAATCAGATTCTATCGGTATTAATAAGGCTTCTTAGTTGATATATGAAAAATGAAGAATACTGGAAAAAACGTCAGTCTGAAAAACTTGATAATGCTATTAAGAATGCCGTTGCAGATATCGAAGAAGTAAAAAGGTTCTATCATAAAGCCTATCTGTATACAGATAAACAGATAGAGGGAATATTTGATTCATACAGAAATCATCATAGAACAGATTCAGCACCTATGTCAGAAAAGGAAGCAAGAGAACTGCTTAACAATCTTGTGAATGATCATGATTATGCAGAACTGAAGAGGAAGCTTGAAAACAATCCATCAAGCAGTGCAAAAAAAGAATTATTAAAAAAGCTTGATGCTCCTGCATATCAGGCAAGAATAAATAGACTAATGGAATTGCAGAGTAAATTGGATTCTCTGATGAGGCTGGAATATAATCTTGAAAAAGAAAAAAGCACAGATGCCTATCTAAAAGGGATATATGACGGTTATTACAGAAATGTATTCAATATATCAAAAGGTATGGGGATTGCTTATGACTTTGCTGAAATAGCCCCAACACTCGTGGATCATATGCTCAAATCAGCCTGGTATGATAAGAATTATTCTAAAAGAATATGGGGAAATGCACAGAATCTAGGCAATGAGCTAAAGGATCAGCTGATGCTGGGGGCTATTATGGGAAAGACCCATAAAGAAATGTCCCAAACGTTACAGGATAAGTTTGCAGTGGGTGCAGCAAATTGTGAAAGACTCGTAAGGACAGAGATGGCTGCGTTCATCAATTCTATTGATCTTGTCAATTTCAAGGATGCAGGCATCGAAAAAGAGATGTTCATAGCCGTTCATGACGGCAGAACATCAAAGATATGTCAGCAGCATGATAGAAGCATTATAAATGTCAAAGATGCCCAGATTGGAGTTAATGTGCCTCCGCTTCATCCTAACTGTCGTTCCCATATGATTCCATATATCGAAGGAATCACTGACAATATGAAGAAAAGACAGCGTGATCCGATTACCGGAAAGGATGAAGTTGTAGATGTTAAAGAAAATTATGATCAGTGGTTAAAAAGACAACAAGATAAGCATGGAGTTGATACTGTCGATGTCTATATGAAGAAAACAAAGAATCTTACAAAAGACAGGAAACAATTTAGCAGATATAGAAATGTGCTTGGAAACCAATATATCCCGGATACTTTAAAAGAATTCCAAGAAATAAAATATACAGATGAGAAGCAATGGAATGATTTGGAATATAATTATAGAACTGTCAATCGTTATAAAACCGATTATGGGAAAGTTGATGCAAAAACAATTTTAGAATTGGATAAAGAAGCCCTTACTGCAAAAGATAAATATATGACAACAAGAGCGGCAAATGGGAATGTAGCATCAATGAAAATTGGTGATGACATTTTTGTTGCTTCGAGCAGAATATCAGATGATAATAGTGATACTTTTAAAAATTATAAAGGTGATAAAAGTAAGTTGATATTATCACCGTCAGAAAAAAGGCTGCATCCTCATACAAAAGATCACCCATATGAAGGACATGAAGGCGAGTATACTAGAGAATTTGACACTGAGTATAAATTTTTTGAGTACATTTATGACAAAGTACTAAAGGGAGAACTAAAAGATCAAGAAATTCATATCTTATCTCAAAAAAGTATGTGTTTTAGCTGTGATTCAGTTTATAATGAACTTGTAAGTAAAAAAGAAGTTATAGATGCAAATGTTAAAATAAATGTTGTATCAGGAAAAAATAATGATTCCTGGATTTATAGAAATTATACCAACAAATCATTAAACAACAGAAAAAACAAAGTCAAAAATAAGAAAAAGGGTGAAAAAAATGATAGATAAAACAATAGATAAATATGAAAGTTTAAAACATGATTTTAGAATATCATATCTCAAAAGTGAGCAATCAGTAGGTATGTTTCATCTTAATGATTTAGGACCTCAGTTTGATGATTGTCCTTTATTCGCGTTAAAGGTATCTTTGGCGCTTGCTACTATTGAGGCTGAGTTATATCCAACATTAAACGATGGTGTTAACTATATGTTCTATCATACCTATGAAAATGTTGATGAAATCGTAGTAGGTGAGCATGTCGAGACCCAAGAAGAACTGGATGAAATGAAACGAGACAGAGATTTTGTATTAAACTCTGGTAAGTTGGATTATGAAGATGCATTTAGAGATGAAATCAGTGAAAAGGAATAAGAAATATGGCTAGAGATGATTATCATGTTGTTGTTTATCAGATCCTTTCTTATTTATACCAGCAATTAAAGCAAGGCAATGAAATAGATGTCTCACTTATAAAACATGATAGTAAATATCTGCAGATCAATAGAAAATATTGGAAATATGTAATTATTAGTCTTTTTAATGAAGGATATATCAAGGGAGTAGTAATTGATGAAGATATTGATGAGAACCTGGAGATATATAATCTGGATAAATGTGAGATTACACCAAAAGGAATAGGGTATTTGACTGATAATTCAACTATTGAAAAAGCAAAGAGATTTATGAAAGATTTAAAAGATATATTACCGTTTGTATAAACCGACTGATGTCGGTTTTTATTTTTCCCAGAATGGAGGTAAATGATGGCCCAGGGATTAAAAAAACATAGACACTGTTATTATGAGGTTAATTCTAAATATTATTATGACAATCATAGAAACTGTATGGTAAGGAATACGCACTATGAATGCATGATCTGCGGTCATGAATATCATGAAGTATCAGAATTATCACAAGGACCGCCAAAAGAAAGAAGTAAATCAAGTGTATTGGAAAAGAATAAGAACAGGCATAGGCATTATTAGATGTCTTTTTATTTTGTCTGAAATAAGAAGAAAGGAGATAAAAGATGAAGCTAAAAGTTATTCATAATCTTATTGATAAGCAATGTGGTGTTGTCAGATATGTCGGTGAAGTATTTGAAGCTGATGAAGAAAGAGCTAAAGAACTTATCAAACTGAAAGCTGTTGTTGTTTGCCAAGAAGATATTAAGAAAGAAAAATAAGCATTGTATTATTGTCCAAAAACTTATGACATAAAAAGATGGGATGGTCATACGGACCTTAAATGGAGAAGTGTAATGAAAGATAAAAATAAAATGATGCCTCTTAATCTGCAGCTATTTGCTGAAGACCCGGGAAATGAAGCGAATACTGGCGATGGTCAAGAGGATCAGAACACTCAGGATAACAACGGATCAACTCAGGAACCAAAGACGTTTACTCAAAAAGATGTTGATAAAATTGTTCAAGGAAGAATTGCAAAAGAAAGAAAGTCCTGGGAAAAGCATCTTGAAGATCAGAGAACAGAAGCTCAAAAGCTTGAAAATATGAGTGAAAAAGAGAAAAAGGAATACCAGGAAAGAAAACGAGCAAAAGAACTCGATGACAGAGAAGCAGCAATTACCAGAAGAGAACTGACTGCACAGGCAAAAGTTCAGCTTGCTGATAAGGGTATTCCTACAGAATTAGCTGAAATTCTTAATCTAACAGATGCTGATGCGTGTAAACAGTCCATCGATACAGTTGAGAAGGCTTTTCAGTTTGCTGTTGAAAAGGCTGTTGAAGAGCGCATCAAAGGAAAAGAACCACCTAAAAAGGCACCGGAGAACAGTGCAATTACTATGGATTCTTTAAAAAATATGAGTGCCCAAGAAATCAACAACAACTGGGACGAAATACAAAAATTAATGAAACAATAGGAGAATAACAGAATATGTCAGTAACTAAATTTATTCCGCAGATTTGGAGTGCAAGATTATTAAACCATTTAGATAAGAGACACGTGTATTTGAATCTTCTTAATAGAGACTATGAAGGAGAAATCAAAAACTTCGGTGATACCGTAAAAGTAAACCAAATTGGTGATATCACTATCAAAGATTATGTAAAAGGAACTGATATTGATGCACCGGACGATTTGGATGGTGAACAGCAGGAATTGAAAATTGACCAGGCAAAGTATTTTAACTTTGCAGTAGATGATGTTGATAACGCTCAAACAAACCCAAAACTAATGGATAAAGCCATGGAGCGTGCAGCATATTCAATGAATGATGTGGTAGATGCATTTGCAGCCAATCTATTAGCTATCAATGTACATACTGATAATACTATTGGTGATGATACAACTCCAAAAGTGCCGACAAAAGAAACTGCTTATGATTTATTGGTGGATCTTGGAGTTAAATTAACAGAAGCGAATGTTCCTACAGTGGGACGTTGGGTAGTCATTCCAGCGTGGTATCATGGTTTATTATTAAAGGACCAGCGCTTTGTAGGCAATGGTACAGATTATAACAAAGCAATCTTAGAAGGCGGTGAAGTAGGTAATGCAGCAGGCTTCACAGTTTACGTATCAAACAATGTACCTAATACTACAAAGACAAAGTATAAGATCATTGGTGGTACAGAAGAAGCTGGTTCATATGCAGAACAGATTTTAAAGACGGAAGCATACAGACCAGAGAAAAGATTCTCTGATGCAGTTAAAGGCTTACATGTATATGGTGCAAAGGTATTCCAGTCTAAATGCATTGCTGTATTGACTGCTAATCCTGAATAGAAGAAAGGAACTGATTTAAATGAGCTTTATTAAAAATATTAATACGGGTATCACTACAGAATGTATCAATAAAGACGTGATAAAAGTATGTAAAGCAGATCCGCTTAATTATATCGTAGAAGATATCTTAGAAGCTTTTCTATCATCTGAATCGTCTGAAGAAAAATCAGCTAAGAAGAACAAACCTTTAAGCAAGATGAATGTTGCAGAACTCAAAGAACTAGCAAAAGAAATGAATATTGATGCAGACGACTCTCTTACAAAAGATGAGCTTTTTGCTGTAATCAAGGCAAACAAGAATGGATAGCATCAAAAGAGATTTTAAAATTCTTACTGGAGAGACTGATAATGATATAGTCTCTCTTTTTGTTTCTAATGCTGCTAAAAGAGTTCTTATGAGAGCAAACAGATCAGAACTTATAGAACCTCTTTATGATCATGTTCTTACTCTTGCACTTGCAAGATACGAAAGAAGAGGTAATGAAGGACTTGCATCATATAGTGAAGGTGGAGAAAACGAATCTTATCTGAAAGAAGATGAGATATTATCAGCAGTAGATAATTATCGTCTAACACCAATAGCAAGGAGAAGAAGAGATGAAGAAAAAAAGTCTGAAGAAGTTCACTCTTAGAAGATACAAACCTTATAAAGATTCTGAGGGTAATAATATCGAAGAATATGAATCCAAAAGATACGATGATGAAGCGATTATTTATCCAGCAAGTAGTTCAACACAGTTTGAACTTTATGGGATGCGCATCCATGCAATCATGAATATGCATTATTATGGTATTTTAACGATAAATGTTCACGACATGATTATTTATGAGGGTGTCAATTATAAAGTCGTCAGTGTGCAGAAATATAAGCGTTTTAAGCACATAGAGATTGAAAGATTATGAGCAAACTAGAAAATGCAGATAGACTTATCTCAAAACTTCAGCAGATATCTGCCAATGATGCATCGGAAGTATGCACACAGGCTGTAAGACAAGGCGGATTATTGGTACAGGCACAAGCCAGACTTCTTATTACATATGTAAGTGGTGACCTAATAAGATCTGTGAAAGTAAGAAACAAAAGTACATCAAAAGGTGCAGAAGCAACTGTTTATACTAATTCTCCTTATGCTGCTTATTATGAATTCGGCACAGGGCCTAACGGTGAAGCAAATCACAATGGAATTTCACCAAATGTCAATGTGCATTATAAGCAACAGGGATGGATGATACCAGGTGATGCGATGACACCTGATAGAGCGGAAGGCTATGGTTTTAAAGTTGTCTATAAAGGGGATAAGCCTATTGGATATCTTACAAAAGGTCAGTATGCTAGACCATTCATGTATCCGGCGATGCATGACAATATAGATAAGATAAATGATAATGCTAGAAAATTGCTTATGAAAAAACTCAAAGAAAGGTGTAAATAAAATGATTAATGTAAAAGACATCGTATATAAAGAATTATCTAAGGTTTCTGAAAATGCAAGTGATGCATATCCACACAACTGGTCTATGCTCCCTGCTGTGCAGTTTGTTGAAGAAGAAAATAAGGTTGAAGAGTTCACAGATGATAAAGAACAGTCATCATATATCCGCTACAGAATTGACATATGGGATAACAACAGTACCAGTCAGACTGCATGTGATATAGATGACGTGATGACGACATTAGGATTCTTGAGAACATCATGTTCGGATGTTCCTGACCCAAGCGGATTAAAACATAAACAGATGAGATATGAAGCAATCATAGACTGCAAGAAGCAGTTTATCTATCATACAAATTAAATTAATGGAGGAATTGTTATGTTAGCAAATGGTGCTAAGTTAGAATTCAAAAGCAAGACGGTATCAACCTATACAAAATTAAAAGGATTAAAAGAATTACCAGAAATTGGTGTTGAACCGGAAAAAGTAGAAAATAGTGATCTTGATGATACACAGAAAGTTTATGAAATGGGTATCGGAGATCCAGGAGATATTACATATAAATTCAAATATGATAATACAGAAACAGACAGTCCGTATAGAGTATTAAGAAAATATGAAGAGAGCGGAGAAAAATTATCTTTTAAAGAAACATTAAAAGATGGTACTACCACAGAATTCAATGGACAGATTTCATTAAAAAGAACAGGTGGAGGAGTCAATGGTGTAATTGAATTTGATATGAACATTGCATTATCATCTGCGTTTACAATCACTGACCCAATTATTGGATAAAGGAGGCATAAAATGGGAGAATTATCAGAAGGTTTAAATATTCTTGAAGAAGAAAAAGAACCTGTAAAGAAACAGAAAAAAAAGCAGCCTTTCGCTTTGTGGAAGGTAGGAGATACTGAATATAAGTTAAAACTCACAACCCAGGAAATAATTAGACTCGAAAATTTGTTCAACGCAAATCTATTAAGTGTTATTTCGTCAAATACTGAAAATAACGAGATGCCACCACTTAAGGTGATGCTACTTATCACTCATGGTGCAATAAAGAAATACAATCATGGCATCAAAGAAAAAGATGTAATTGAATTATTTGATAAATACGAAGAAGAAGGTGGATCACAGCTTTCATTCATGACTGATGTGTTTCTTCCGATTTTTCAGGTAAGTGGTTTTTTCTCACAGGCTCAGGCAGATACGATGAACGAAAATATCGAGGAAGCAAAAGAGCAGATGTAGAATATCAGACACTGAGCGATATGATCAATGAATTATATCCTATCGCTCTTGACTGCTGTATAAGCACTGATGCATTCTGGAATTCATCTTTTGGAGATATTATAGATGAAATAGATTCTTACAGAAGAAGAGAGAAATACAAACAGAAACAACAGGCAATACATGCTCATAACCTTGCTCAACAGATTATAGAAGGCATCGATCTTATTGTTAATGGAAATGATAATCAAAAAGAGATGCATGGTCTTTGGGATTATTATCCTGGTCTGTTCGAAGAAGAGAAAGAAAAGCATAAAAAGCAGCAGGAGTACAATGAATTTGAAAACTTCAAAGCAAAGAGAAGAAAGTTTGCAAATTATCATAACAAAAAATACGGTGGAGGTGAAAGCAGATGACATTAGAGGAACTTAAAGTTATAATCTCCGCTGAAACAAGCAAATTCAATTCTTCATTGAATGATGCAGTCAATCAGACAAAAAGCGCAAGTAAAAACATAAACAATCAAACCGATATCATAAATAATGCTTTTGGAAAAATCAAATCTGCATTCAGCTTTGCTGCAATTGGTGCAGCAACATACAAAGGTACTAAGGCATTGATTGGATTAGGCAGACAGGCAATAGGCATAGCATCCAATCTTACCGAAGTACAGAACGTTGTTGATGTAGCATTTGGTGATATGTCATGGAAAGCTGAAAAGTTTGCCAGCAACTCTATTCAGCAGTTCGGTATGAGTGAGCTCAGTGCAAAGAAAACGGCCTCTACATATATGGCAATGGCTTCGAGCATGGGCCTTGGAGCAAACAAAGCAAGTGACATGGCAATATCGCTTGCTGGATTAACAGGAGATGTTGCATCTTTCTATAATATTTCTCAAGAATTAGCAGATGTGAAATTGAAATCTGTATTCACTGGAGAAACTGAGACCTTAAAAGATCTTGGCATCGTAATGACACAGACAAATCTGCAGCAGTATGCACTATCTCAAGGTATTACAACAAATATCAACAATATGAGTCAGGCAGAACTTGTTACTTTAAGATATAACTATGTTATGCAGCAGTTATCACTTGCACAAGGAGACTTTGCTAGAACAAGTGGCACATGGGCAAACCAGGTCAGAATACTACAGGAACAATGGAAACAGCTTCTTGGCATTATTGGTAATGGTCTTGTTGCAGCTTTTACACCTGTTATCAGAGTACTCAATACAGTAATCGGGAAGGTTATTACTGTAGCAAATGTTATTGCGGGTGTTTTTGGCAAATTATTTGGTAAAAAGTCCAACTCTGCAAAAGCTAGTACAAAACAGACAACTAAAGCAATTAATTCTGTTGGAAATTCTTCAAAATCAGCAGGAAGTTCTATGAAATCTGCGGGCAATTCTTCTAAGGGTTTAAATAAATCGCTTAAAGGAACAGAGGGACAGGCCAAAAAGACCGCCAAGGCTTTAGGCACACTGGCCTCAATAGATGAGATAAATAATATCGATTCTTCAGATTCATCAGGAGCAGGCGGTTCAGGAGGAAACGGAGGCACAGGAGCCGGCGGTGTCGGTGATGGTGGCTATGATATTGGTGGAATTGATTGGGGAGAAGGAGAAGACAAAGCAGATAAGGGCAGTGATAAGATTTCGAAGGCAGTAGATAAAATTCTGAAAAAACTTAAGGAATTAAGAAAATGGTTTGATGAAAATCAGCCTGTTATTATCGCATTGATTGCTGGCATTGTAGCCGACTTTTTAGCATTTGAGACAATAATGCATTGGGGAGCTATTGTTTCTGCTGTTACGGCTCTTATTGCTCCTTTCCAGCAGTTGTGGCTGGCAGTTTCAAACTGGGGAGTACTGTCTGTTATTCAGGGAGTATTAGGAACAACAGCAGGAGCTGCTGCAATTGTAGCAGTAGCAATCGGTGCCGTTGTCGCTGCATTGGTTTATCTTTATCAGACAAGCGAAACGTTTAGAAAACTTGTGACTGATGCATTGAATGCATTGATGGAGATATTAAAAAATATTTATAAGAATATTCTTCAGCCATTATTCTCTTTCCTACTTGATGTGTTCAATACAATCATAGTGCCTATTGCAACATTTCTTGCAAAAGTATTTGTGAAAGCTGTCGAGGCAGTTGCAACTGTTGCATTATCATTCTGGAAGAATATTATGGCTCCTCTTGCTAATTTCCTTGTAACTATTCTCAGCATTGCATTAAAAGGTGTAATAGAGATATGGGAATCAATGAAGCCAGTTATTAATACGGTAGGTGATGTGATCAATTTCTTATGGAAGAATATCCTTTCTCCTCTCGTTGATTTTGTTGTAGGAAATTTAACTAATTCCTTCAAAACGTGGGGAAATATTATTTCAAAAATTGTTGCATCTGTAACTAAAATTTTCCAAGGATTAATCGATTACTTTGTAGGTATGTTCACGCGCGATGCAGACAAAGCATGGAAGGGAATTCAACAGATCTTTGAAGGGTTCAGCGGTTTCCTCAAAACTATCTTTTATACAGATTGGACAAAGAGTCTAGGTCTTTTGGGGGTCGGCTTAAATGGATTCCTGGCAAAAGTGAAATCAATCTGGGAAATGTCAAAAGGTGTATTCAATGGTATTATCACATTCATCAAAGGTGCTTTTTCAGGTAATTGGAGAAAAGCGTGGGAAGGTGTAAAACAGATATTCCATAGCGTTATTTCTGGTTTGGGAAATATATTCAAGGCACCATTGAATGCAATTATCAGTGGGATTAACACGTTCATCAGGGGGATTAATAAGATTAAGGTCCCTAATTGGGTTCCAGGAGTTGGTGGCAAAGGATTCCATATTTCTGAGGTGCCTAGACTGGCAAAAGGTGCTGTTGTAGATAGAGCTACACCTGCAGTCTTTGGTGAGGCAGGACCAGAAGCAGTTATTCCTTTACAGAGAAATACAAGAGGTCTTGATATGATTGCTGAGAGACTTATTGAAAGAATGCCTGTCCAGGAAGGTGGAGGAAATGCCACTTATGTTATTAATCTGGTATTAGAAGATGGCAAGGTTATTACCAAAATGGTAATTGATAACATCAAAGATTATGAAGCACGTACAGGAAAGCCTGTATTTGACTATTAGGAGGTGCTACTTATGGCAGATGAAGCGAAAATAAAAGTTAATGGTACAGCACTTCCTACACCTTCTGAAATAAGTGTAGAGATTAGTGATCTTGATAGCGATAGTGTCAGACCGGTATCTACTGGTGTATTGAGAAGGAACAGAATTCGTGCAAATATGCTGAAAGTGACCTTAACGTACAAAATAACGCCTCTGACAGATGTTATGTCACTTCTTAAAGCATTAACACCATCGACTTTTACTTGTGAGTTATATATCCCTGATCATGGCATAAGAGGAACCAAGATAATGTATGCAGGGAATAAAAAATATAACTACAAAAGAGTTAAGACAGGAATAAAAGCAGAATCATTCTCTGTTTCTTTAATAGAGGTGTGATACTATGCTTATTAAATACGGAAATAATGATGTAACAGACAGACTTCTTGATTATAAGATGTCTGTCTCTTTTGCTGACTGCCGTATGATAGGCAACGTGCCATCAATTGAACTGACAATGAAGTTTGATAACTATGACGGCATTCTTGACAATATCGACATCAGCAAGTACTGGGAAGTCAAGGAGAATGATGCATCTGATACAAGATACTTCAAGGTGTATGATCAGCCGGAGAAGTACACCAAGGAACTCACTCTCAAGATGTATGACAACAACTATTCTCTTGACAAGGCATACGATACTAAACTGTCTTATCCTGTCACTATAAAAGACCAGCTAGACGAGATTGAAAGTCTGACTGGTCTTTCTATTATTCGTGAAGGAATACCGCAGTACGTTCTTGATAAGAGCGTATCATGGTATGATAACACGATTGTGATAAGAAACTATCTTGGGTGGATTGCTGAACTGTTTGGGGCTAATGTCTATGCAGAGGGAATTGATTCTATTAGATTTGTTCCAATTGAAAAGACTGCCTTTGCTGCTACACAGGATTTAACAGACTATGAGAAGAATGAGGTGTATACACTCACAAGAGTATATGCTGAAAATGGTCTCAATCCTCTTTCTAAAGGCGACGAAACAGGCAATACGCTGTTTATTGATTCAGCAAATCTATATGCAGATGAACAGAGCATTATAGACAGCATCTATGACAGACTTAAAGGATTGACTTTCAACCAGGTGAAGAATGTCACAATGATATCGGTTGATAACCTTCTCCCTGGTGCTCTTGTCAATTATAACAGCAATGAATTCACTTTCTTTGTATCGGATCTAACTGTCAGTTATAAAGGTGGACAGTTCTCTATGTCTACGGTTGACGGCAGTGTGACAACAAAGAATGAAGAAAAGACAGTGAATCGTGTATCTAATACAACACGAATCAGAAAGCTGCAGGTACAACAGGACCAGGAATCATTGAAACTGGATATAATCGCAAAGGAACAGGAAGGCATCAATGACAAGATGGCGCAATTAAGCCTGTCCAATGAGAAGATATCACTAAGGGTTTCAGAAGTTGAAGAAAAGGCTGGAGAAGCAATCAAACAGGCACAGGGTTCAGTTAAGAAATTTGTCTGCGAGTATGCTTCTTCGAACGATGGAACGATTCCACCGGAGACAGGGTGGTCAGAGACTGCACCAACATGGCATGCTGGAATATATATCTGGCAGAGAACAGCTACGACGATCAACAATACTGTCACATACAGTACTCCTGTATGTATAACAGGTGCAAAAGGTGAGGATTCTATTTTATTATGCATCGAATCATCAAATGGTACGACATTCAAGAATAGTGATGTGGCAACTATATTCACGGTAAGCATCTATGTTGGCGGGGTTGTGATTGATAACTCTTCAAAACTGAGAGAAACATTTGGAGATAATGCATATCTGCAGTGGCTCATTAAAAGGCATGGAGAGACAGAATTCAGCAAGATCCCGTTAGATGATTCAAGACTGAATGATAATGGGTTCATGTTTACTATTTCAGCAAAGGACATTAAATTCAAGGCAGTATTCAACTGCGAATTAAACATTTAGGAGGAAACAAAATATGGCAATTAAAGCGGTCAATCAAATTGATGTAATTGACTTAACTGATGGCTATTCCGTTGTATTAACAAGCGATAGCCATACATTTTTAGGTACTACTACTTCTGTAAACGGTACACAGACAACCACTACACAGGTAATGGCATTATGTGGTAGTGAACAGGTTCCATGTACTGTAGGAACTATTACATGTCCTACAGGAATCTCAGCGGTATCTGACGGCAAGACACCAATGCCAACAATCACGGTTACTGCAACATCTGCATTAACTAAGAGTGGTACTATTACTATCCCTATCGTCGTTGATGGTGATATTACTATCAACAAGACATTCAGTTACTCAATCGCATTCAAGGGGCAGACAGGACAGAATGGTACAAGTGTTACCGTTAGTTCGACTTCTGTAACTTACCAAGTCGGCTCAAGTGGAACAACTAAGCCAACAGGAGAATGGAGTGCCACAGTACCTAATGTACCTAATGGACAGTTCCTTTGGACTAAGACAGTAGTCAAGTATTCTGATGGTAAGTCTACTGAAGCGTATTCAGTCTCTTACAAGGGTACAAACGGTTCTAACGGTTCAAACGGTACAAGCGTTACTGTAAGTTCAACATCGGTTACATACCAGGCAGGCACAAGCGGCACTACTCCTCCAACAGGAACATGGAGTACTACAGTGCCTAGTGTGGCAAATGGTCAGTACTTATGGACAAAGACTGTTGTAAACTATTCGGATGGTAAGCATACTGAATCATATTCAGTTTCCTACAAAGGTACAAACGGCACAAACGGAAAGGATGGCTTAGATGCTATCACAATGGCGATCACCTCAAGTGGTGGAACAATCTTTAAAAATACGGCTATTGCTACAACTTTAACTGCTCATGTCTATAAGGGTGGAGTAGAAGTGACTGGCTCTGCTCTATCTGCATTAGGAACCATCAAGTGGTACAAGGATGGTGGAACTACTGCAGTAGCAACAGGGGCAACATACACAATCGGTGCCGGCGATATTACAAACAAGGCAACATTCAGCGCACAGTTAGAAGGATAATCATATGATTAAGGCATCGGCTAGCATGACCCTCGTGAGAGTTAATGATGGCGAGGACGGGCAGGGGATTCGCTCAATCACTCCGGAGTATTATCTATCAGATTCTGCAACGAAAATGCCAGACGCAAGCAGTAGCGGGTGGAAAAGCGTTCCCGATGACTACATTGACAAGCATTATTACTGGGTTAGGTCGAAAATATTATGGGATGATGGAACATATACAACGACCACCCCAGTGCTTGCAAATGACCTAAAGTCAATCATTGATGATTACGACAACAGAATAAACAACATGAACAGTCAGCTGCAGCAGGCGACTAAGAATGCTTCTTCGTCTATAGAACAGACAAAGACATCCATCTTACAGACAGTATCAGAGAATTATTACAGTGCCTCTGACGGTGCAAACCTTGCTTCTACTGTATCTACTATTCAGCAGACAACGGAAAGCATTCAGATGGGATTCGTAAAGAAAGAAGACTTTAGTTCTCTTTCTGATACCGTATCAAACAATCAGACTCAACTGAACACTTATATCAGATTCAATGCAGAAGGCATAGAGATAGGTAAACAGGAATCTGAATTCAAAACCAAACAGACAAACAGCAAGTACTCTATTCTTCAGAACAATGACGAAGTAGCGTACTTTGCTAACAACAGAATGTATAACTCAAACATCGAAGTTTCTAGTTCACTAAGAATCGGAAACTTTGGATTCATTGTTAACCACGATGGATCTTTAACCTTTAAGAAAGTAGGTGGTGACTGATGGCAACATATGCAACATGCAGTGCATCGTTTGGTGGTGGCAATGGTAATGTCACAATGACAATGACACGAACAGGTGTTAATGTTGACGGAAACTATGATTTATGGACTGCTACACTAACTAAATACTATAAGTGGAATATTAACTCAAGCGCTACTAAATACGGCTCTATGTGGGCTAATGGCGTACTGTTATGGTCTGGTGGAGTGACTATCGGAGGTAGTGGAACAAAAACACTTGCTACCGTTACGAATATCAAGATTCCTCATGACAGCAACGGTAGCAAGCATTTTGATTTCTCGTTCTCACAGGAACTCAAAGTTACACTATCCGGTAATTATGTAGGCAGTGTATCTGCTTCGGGTGGTATCGACTGCGATGTCATTCCTAGAGCGACTAAGCCATACTGTTCTCCAACATCTGTATATTTTGGCAACAGTGTGACAATTAAGACCCCTAGAGCATCATCCGATTTCGGGCATGTAATCACGTACAGCTTTTATGATAAGACTGAACAGATTGCTGATAATCAGTGGAATGATGAATTTAAGTGGACAGTTCCAACTTCACTGATCAGTAAGATGCCCAATGCTTCACAGTTCTATATTTGTTTCAGAGTAGATACATACAGTCGTTCCGGTAAATTCATCGGTAGTAATTACTGTACCTTGGATGTTGTACTTCCCTCAGGTTATGGTCCAACTGTTACAGGCATCACATACACAAATGAAGATGCTGCAATTGCAAAAAGATTCGGAGCATCAACAATTATACAGGGTGTTTCGAAAGTCAAATGCAATGTATCTACTTCAACGAAGAACGGTGCTACAATCACGTACTACCAAAACGAGATTGACGGACAGAGCATACCTGGCCCTAACAGTTTCTTTACGACACAGCCACTCAAGTCTTCTGGTACAGTTGTTCTTAAATCAACGGTTACAGATTCGAGAGGTCAGAAGGCTACACTGTCTAAAAACATTAGTGTTACAGAGTGGTGGTCACCAGCAGTCAAGAATGTGACTGCACAGCGTTGGAATGTTTCGACTAACAAAGCAGATGATGAAGGTACGGCGGTTAAGATTACTTATTCATTTTCAATTGCACCTGTTGCAAATAAAAATGATAAGTCTGTCATGATCCAGTACAAAAACGGTGAAACGTGGACTACTCTTGCAACTTATACAGATTCATACAGTGGCGAGAACAAGGTATATATATCATCTGCTGGCAAGTTCAATACGGATAATGCCTACTCGTTCAGAGTGCTTGTGAAGGATTACTTTACGACAGATGGTGTCGCATCTTATGCTGCTATCGCTCCTTCGTTTAAACTGCTTGATTTTTCGGCTGATGGCAAAGGAATTGGAGTTGGGTGCAAGGCAGAGACTGGAAAGTTAAAGGTAGATATGCCTCTTGAAGCGCAGTCATTTAATGGGTATGTATTTGATTTTGATACAGAGAATCAAGTAGATACGTGGGTGCCCGTG